TGATTTGGTGATTGTCATTCTTGCCTAATGTCTTACGCATCTTCTCGATTTTTGGCGTCGCTTTATCAACCGCATTGATATCAAACTTGTTTAGACGCTCTGTAATCGCTTGAGCCCTTTCTAAACCTTTTGTCATTCGCTCTATCTTTCTAGAAATCTTATCTTCCAAATCGAATACTGCCGTAAATTTAGCCATAACCTACCTCCTTCCTTACTTATTTGCGTCCTTTGCTTTTTGTTCGATCTCAAGAGATAAAGAGGCAAAGACAAATGCCTTCCACCTCTTGTCACCAAAAAGAATATTACGCACCTCTGATGGTGGCCATTCTTTTGCAACAATCATATAATGGGCTAGCGTAGCCTCTTTGTCCTTTTGAGATTCAATTAGTTTTTTGCTTCTTCCTCAATATCTTCGTAACCTTCACCATACCCATTCACGTTAAATGCTTTATCAATCCAATTGTTATATTCTCCACCAACAGATAGCATTTTCTTAGCAGCTGTAATTGAGTCGCTCGTATGATGTGCTTCTAGAAAACTTTTATCTTTAAAATTTGGATAAACTGTCGTTTCAACAGCCACCCTAGCGGCAAAACGTTCATTATCAAATTTCTTCTGACCTTTGTTTTTTCCTTTAACTTCTACAGAAGTGTAGTAAGAAGTTAGTTCATCAATTCTTTCAGTTGAAATAGCTTTAAATACAAATGGGACAGGCTCGCCATTTTTGAGATAACGCTCTGTAATGATTGCTCGTTCTTCTTTTGTCTCCGCTTCATTTGATGGCAGAAAAAACGCCATATCATATACTTTCGCTTCTTCCTGTTGACCCTCTACTTCTTGATTTACATCGTTATATTCGTTTGTCATTTTTATTTGCTCCCTTATGAGTGTATTTGATTAAAATAAAAGAGGACCGTTAGGCCCTCAATTTTTATCTGAATGTATCTGACAACGCTTCTGGAATATCAAAGTCCTCGAATGTGAAAGGTACCTCTTCTTCTAAACCTTCTGAATCAACATCTAACGCCGCGATCTTCACTGAATCAATGTTTACTTCAAAAAGCGTAACACGCTCAGTACCTCGACCAGCTCCTTTGTCGTCAAGGACCATCTCTACAGTAAAATACTGATCTTCACCAGTTCGCACATAATCACGCATCATTTTCACGAATTTGGATGTTGTTTTATGAAGTGTCATCGTACCAGTTCCAGCTGCGCTAGTAGTCTTACTACCATCCATCACTCGTCCTAACACTTTTATTTGAGTCTTTGTCTTTTCCACATTTGCCTCTACTGATTTAGCGTAAGCAATTTCTTCGCCATTCCAATAGATTCGTGCTTCTTTTCCACTAATTACATTCCGGGCTCTAAAGCTCATTAGATCACCTCTGTTTCAAGATATACTTTTTCAATCGAATCAACCGGCCAAGCTGCACTTTGTACTAATACACTATCTGATGCTGTAAGTGAGATAACTACATCCTCTTCTGGGTCAAAGTTTTGAATGGCTCCGGCCTCTTGCAAAATCATTAAGTGTTGTACAATCCCTGTGCGGATAATTGCCAAACCGTCTGCATTACCTGGAATGTCTGCGCCGCTTGCTTTAGCTGCTAAAATTAACGCCTTTATACCAGCTCTTTGATCATTATTAATAGCATCCAGAGTACGGATGATCTTATTTTTTGAGAACTTACCTTTAGCAGCTGAATTCAAATCCTGTTCAACATGAACGGTCTTATCAGCAGGGTCAAAGGTAAAGAAAAATTCCCCATTTTTAAGTCGTTTAATCGTTTCTGTATTACTAAATCTAGGTGAGACATCAACTGCTCCCTCATAACTAATCGTTGTTAATGCTTGAAGCATACTCGCTCCAGCTGTAGCACCTGCTACCCAAGCTGTGGCATCAGCGCTTGATAGTATGGTTCCATCTGTTAACTGAACGCCGTTGGTGACGTTAATGATGCCCTCATACGATCCGTTATAATTTGCGACAACACCTTGTACTTTGACACCAACATCCTCACGCATCCGGCGGATAAAAGAAACTGCAGTTGCCTTCAATGCTTCATCGGCAAACGGAAAAGCGACTGTATTAAAGTTCTCACTTTCTAATGCAGACAAGAAGTTTGCGTATGCTTGTGGTGTGACATCCCCATTTTGACCGCCTGAGAGGTAAACACCTATTGAGGTATCTAAAGATCCTTCACCTTCAAACGTTACAAAGGCGTTTGATACTAAATCCTCTACGCTCTCAACAGTTTGACGATCAACTTCGACCTCATCGAAAAAGGTCGTGACATCGAATTGCTGATCATCCAGTACATTACGCTGAACGCGAATCATAATGTCGTTACCCTTTGTACCACCGTAAACAGCCGTGGCTTTTGCTTGCTCTCCAATTGCTCCACTTGCTCTAGTTCCTTGATTCAAGCGATAGACGAGTACTGTGCTACTACGCTTTTTTGCTTCACGGATAAGCAGCATACTTGGATCAGCCAATCCTACGCCAAAATGATCAACTGAATCGGAATCATTACTGACCGCAACTAGGCTTTGAGCTGTGCCCCATGCAAGAACAACAGGAATTGCTACAATGCCTCGATCTCCACCACTAATCCGTGCGTTGACACGTTCAAAAAACCGAGTGTAAATACCAGGACGTACTTTATCTACACCCGGTGTAAATGTTCCACCATTCATGTTCTAACCCCCTCATTTAATTTACGAGTTAAATAGGCATTAACCCTTTGTTCAGCTTCAAGCTTAGATATTTGCGGTGCTTTACAATCAAAAAGAGCACCGTCGTAAACCTCTGGCGATACGCCAAACAATTCACGACAATGCTCTCTAAGCTCATGTAAAAAATAAACAGGTTCTTGTGGTTCAATTACCGTTGCCGGTTCGACATTAGCAAAAACCTTTTCAACCTCTTTTTTATCTTCTTTTTTCTTACTCACCTTTCAAACCTCCTTCAAGAGTGAAATCTGTAATATTTATATAATCAGCTTTACGATAGAAATAGCTGCTAGTCCATGTAAATACCATTACTGCCGAGGCTCCGTCACCTGCTCGTACATCTATGCGCTTTAATCGTACATAGTCATTCGTAGGTTCGCCGTTTTGATCGTACATAGGCATTAACATTCGCTCACGCTCGCATTGATCATGAAGCAATTCTGCGGCATTTACAGCCATCCGTTGGCTTTCATGAAATAGCTTCAAGTTGAGCGTATATGACTTCTCATATGTGCTAACAGTACCGCTCCCACCAAACGTGCTCATTGGAGGAATATAGTAAGCTGGTGCTTTAAAGTTACTTGGCACCTCATCAGCGTAAATCTTAGCATTGAAGCGATGGTAAAGAAAATCGATAATCGCATTTACTTCAGGGTGCAAACTCACTGTATCAGTCATCGTTTACCTCCCTTAATTGAGCGATCGATCCACTCCTGTAACTTCTTTTCCATCGCTTTACCAAACATGCGCTCAAAGATAAATTGTGCGTTATCCCAATAACCTGTGCCGTCTACCCACTTGATGGTGAGCAACATTCCCTCTTTAGACGAAGGATCATAAATAAAGCGATTGTTGGACCATCGACCAGGTACCCAACGACGATCTTTACCGCTATTAGGATTAACTGTAAAGTGACCATCATTAGCAAGGGAAGCATATTCAAGGTTTGTACCAATTTCTAAAGACAATCCGCCTTTACTTATCGACCAAACATTGTCACTATCTCCACGACCAAATGAGTTAAGTAAGCGCCGAGTATCAACTGTACGAGTCCGAATGATTTCATTCTGTACTTCATCCAGAAATTGCATTGCTGCAGATTCGCCCCACTCAATGATTTCCTTTTTAAATCCTTTGCTTGAGGCGATACTTAAAGAATCGATGAATACGTCTAGCCCATTAAATCCTTTTCCTTTGCTCAAAGCGCATCACTCCTACGTGCCATGACAATAATGTGATGGCCGCGAACACTTTTTGGTTTTTCCAACTTATATTCGACCCCATCCCATATAGCAATGTCGTTAATCTGCACGTCTGCATCGGGTAAAAATGTAACACGCATACGTTGCAATATTGTCGTTTGAGGTTGGCCGGTTACTACTTGCTGTTGTACTTCTTCAAAATGACAGGGCACTTTCTCATATAGCGGTGGCTTCTCTGGCTTGGATGGTTGATCAATTGGCACCCTGCCATCCATTATAGGTGCCTTAACTTCTAAACGCCGAATATCGCATTCATGATCTAAAAGCTTACGCAAACTCATATAATCCGCATCCTCATATTGGTTGACCGCTTCGGCTCCTCTGGAATGATGATATATGCAGAAAGCAGCCGGCTAACATCAGGCTTTTGGATCGTAACACCATCCCCACGTGTATAGCTATAGTTTTCATGGCGCTCCTGTTTTATATTTCTAGCTAAATCCTCATCAGAGTTTAATAGAGCGTAATATTGAGCAAGCTTTTCGACTGCGAGTTGCACCCTTGGAGGTAAAGGATCGTATTTAGGATCTTGAAAAGCGTGTCCGCATATTGCTTCAATCTCAAGCTCCGCTTCTAAAATATCCTTTTCAAGCAAGTTATCA